GAAGTTGTCCACGAGGTTAGTCATGTCCAGGAAGAAAATCTTGGCTGTCACAGAGGCGTTGAAGATGTCTTCATAGATGTTCAACTCCATCATCATGTTCTTCAAATCCAGCTTGTCGGCTTCAGCCCAGCCGTCGCGGTAGATCAGAATGTCATAGATGTTGAATTGATGTTGGAAGTCATAGCCGTGGGTTTGATCGGTCATGTTGTACTATCCTTGAATGCGTCGTTCATGGCAGTCTCCAGACGATCAACCAATGATGGGTCGAGGATCAGGATGTTGCGCTTGGCGTCGTTGATTTGGGTTTCATAGTCTCCAATGGACACAGCGACAGGATTGTTCAGTGACAGCCATGTGCTGACACTGACGCCTGACAGAGCTGCTTCTGAATATGGATCAACAATGTTGCCCTCCAGGGTCTCATAGTGATGAACATCATCCCACTCGTTGAATGGGTAGCGACGTTTCATGGACTCCCTCAACTCATCTTCATTGAGAGGCCACACTTGTCCCAGAGAGGTCATGTCGTTCATCAACATGATGATCCAATAGCGTTCCTCCTTGTCATAGATGCGCTTCGCCAGTTGGTCCAAGCGCTCGCCGTCCTTGATGGTATATTGGAGTGTGTAGCGTGCATCCCGGAACTCAGCCGGGATCGCAGCGAATTTGGTCATGTCTGGTACGTCCACCAGACCCAGTGTGGTGCTTTGAAATGGTACCACACCGAAGTTGCTTGTGTATGTCATGTCAGTCCCGATCAATAGGAGTAATCCACACCCTGTTCAAGCATACCCTTGTGGAGGGTGAACAGCTCAACGAAGTTGAGTTCCAGAGTGATGGCCAATGGTTGATGATCATCGCCCACAACAGACAACTCCCCCTTCGGCGCACGGTCGACCTTCACACTTGTGAGGGCGCATGTACCAATCTTCGGGAAGCGCGGGGATTGTACCCCAGTGGCGATGTCAATAATGTGGATGTCGAATGTCCATGGAGCGCGGAAGAAGGAGGCGTTGGCGCCCTTCTCATCAAACAACTCAGGCAGTGAAGCCCAGCGGAAGCGGTGGATCAATGCGTTGATGATGTCGGCTTCTTGCTCATTGCGCGGAACCAGAGTCCAGCGGAACGGGAAGGAGCGGTTGGACACATTGCTGAAGGCCACCTCGTTGTAGTTGTTCTCAACCAGTCCAGTTGCCAGCTGAGCCCAGTTCTTGAAGTCTGGTCCACCAAGGCTCTGAGACAGCTTGGAGGCCACACCCATAGCAGCGCCGCCCATTTGCTTCAAGACAGCATCCCAATCCCCGGACTTCGTGCTGTTGATCAAGTCACCAGCCCGTCCAATAGCGCCCAACTCAACGTTGTTCCAAGACAAATCGAGGTTGTCTGAGATGGCGTCTGGAGGCGGGAGGACAATGCTGATTGGAGTCTTCTTGTATGTGGCTCTCAGTCCCAACATGTTGTTAGTGGAGTTGCGGAGGGTAGCAGCACCGCCATCGCGGGACAGGGCTGTCTCTGTGTTGTCCATCAAACCGTCAGAGGTGTTGCGCTTCGTGAGATTGCCTGAACCTGTCAGGGTCTTCTCATATGCAGTGCTGCCGACTTGGGTGATGGTATTGAATTCAAACACCATGGCCAAGCCTGAGTGATCCGATGTATCCCCGAAGCCGATTGGGTACACCAACTGACGGGCGTTCTTGTCTGTGTCGCTTGACGCCCATGGGGTCTTGCTTTGGCCGTTCAGTTTGCCATACTTTTGATTGGTTGTAGTCGCCATGATATCTCCGGGCAATGTTGTGTACCCAATATTTAGCAAAACAAAAGCCCCTCAGTGGGTAACTGAGGGGCTTGTTTATCAATACAGACTGTCGTGGCCGAACCCTTCAAGAGTCCATTCAATCTGAACAGGGTCACCGGGGAGGATGCCTGTTGAATCGTCCCAATCAGGAGCGATGATGATTTGGTGGTATGAACCAGACGTCACAAGACGCGCAGTCAACACTGGAGGAGGTGTGTCCAATCCAGGGTTCTCGCCGTTCGGGATTGGCAGAGTCACCAGAGACCCAGGAGCAACTTGGTAATTGACATGAAGTTGTCCGTTGTACAGGCCAACCAACAGATAGAACTCAGCCATCATCACACCGGCGTTATCCGACACTTGTGAGACCAGACGCATCCGGCCTTTCATTGCTTGGCAAAACACCTTTGTCTCCGAGGTGCGAACAGACATGGTCAAGATGGCATTGCGCACTGGGTCGATGAGGTCATCAAATGACTGCTTCACAACACGCACGTTTTGGTGATCGTTGGTTGTGGAGTTCAAGTCATAGATGTCTGTGTAGTCAACCCTTGTCAATGTGAGGTCATCTTGTACCTCGTACAAGCGATTGTTGGATACCACAGGATCGGCATACACACGAACAACATTACCTGGAACGATGATGATTCCTGCGGCTGCGTCTGTCTCGGCGTCAACCAACTTCTTGTAGTCAACCAACTTCTGTACATACTTGGTGGACTTGATCTTACGATCCAGCCCTGCCAAGGTGCTGATGGTGCGACCACCAGAGATAGCCACTCTCAGCCCAACATCGCCGTTCACAAACGTGTCAACGGCGGATACCAGTGTCTGGAGTTTGGTTTCCAATGTTTCGATATCAAGATCCATCATACCTCCAGGATTTTAGAGAACGTCAGTGTGGAGTTAGGAGGGACTTGGACATTCACATTCAGGGTATTGGATGCGATGGAACAACTCAACACCTTCCCCAGAGTGGAATTGGTACCGATGTAGCCTTGTGTGGTCCAATATGTGTCTACTCCTGATCGCACAGCCACCAGCAACTCGAACACCAGCAATTCTGTGGAAGTCGTCAACTTCACGATGTACTTCGCCAAGCTGAACTTGTTGGTATCGAGTTGAACAGCCGCAACGGTTCCGCCGACTGTACTGTTGATAGGCGGGAGGGTAGCAGACGGCAGGAAGCTGGCCTTGACCCAAGTCAGAGACTGGGTGGACCAGTAAGACAGCTCTTGTTGGCCGTGTCCGTCATTGATCAGGAAGGTCAACTCACCGCCCTTGAAGCCACCGGTGTTGACTCCCAGGTTACGTGCAGCAACGTCAGCGAAGGAACCTTGGAAGGCTCCTGCCAGACGGTCGAGTTTGTCGATGTCAGCTTGAGTGACGATCACAGCATTAGGGATCGACAGGATCAAGTCTTGGATGTAGTTCGGATCGTTCAGACGCTGGTCATTATCATACAGAATCTTTGCCAGCTCGGCTGAAGCAATCAAGTCTTCACCCCCATCAAAGTTGTTGACGATGTAGCTTGTGTCAATCTTGTTCTGGATGGAGGTCAGAAGGCTGTCAATTTCCGCTCCGGTGTATCGTGAGCGGAACTTGGAAGGAGTGGAATTCAACATGGTTAGTTCCTCTGAGTCTTGTCAGCCGTACCCACAACGAAAGCCGGTGCTGGTTGAGGAGGTTGACTTGTCTCAACAACTGCTTCTGGCTCTACGGGAGCCGGGGCTGGGGATTGGCTGATGTTTTTATCTTCAGCCTTGGCTTGGTCTGCCAAGGCGTTTTCGGCTTCATTCATGTTCAACTTCGCGTCGATCCACTTCACAACAATGCGTCGTCCATAGAACTCCATGATGCCCAGGATCGGCCAGGTGGCGAAACCAGCAAGCATCAACATGCCGTCACGGTATTGTGCTGTCGGCGGCAAGAAGTTACCCAGCATGTTACCAATGAAGAAGGCGAGGAACGCATTGATGAAGAAGTGTTTCAGGCTGAAGCCTGTGTCCTCCTTGACCGTCTTGTAAGTGTAGGCCGCAGTACCGCCCAATACAGACAGAAGACCAGCAGCAAACAGGTCATAGAGGCGGGAAGCCATACTGCTAAAGTTCTCGTCATTCAACATGTCAACCTCTTACATTCAATTCTGTGGACGTGGTGGATTCTGATATAGCGGCTGACGAGAAGACCAGCTACAATATTCAACCAACACATACACGTTAGGAGAAGGTCACTAGAACCATTCTCAACGCCACCGATGATTGTCCCAAACAAATTTCTCAGCATCAAGGCAGCGCCGAAGAGACCGCAGCCAAACAACACAGCTGGTATGGTCTCCTCAAGCGACAGATTCTTGCCTTTGACCTTGATAAAGGTGTAGGCGCTGGAGATTGAAAGGGCAACAAACCCGGCAGTCAAGATGCACATGTGCAACATAAGACCTCCAAGTGAGTCGTTCATCGGACAATATTGTACTTATCACAGATCATGACACCACCGCCAGTACTTTCTGGTAGAGTGTCTTGCGCTCCTCCAAGCCGATCACGCCACCATTCACACGCTTACAAATGCCTACTTGGTCTTGGGCGTCTGCCAGAGCATTCAACCCGCGTGAGTTCCAGAACCAGGCCGCTGTCTCCAAAGCATATGGCATTTCACAAGCCAGGTCTGGATTCGTCAACAGGTCTACTTTCAAAGCCAATCCAGCAGCCCGGTAGTTGTCCTTGCCGGTGAGTTGGATACAACCCCTGCCGCGGTATTTAAAGCCCTCTCCTGAGGTTTCAGGCCCATTCCCCATTCGTCCCCCATACACGCGGTTTGCGATGGCCTCCGGGCGCTTCTCGTAAGCCCTAGCCTGGGAATCAGATGTGAAATACTTTGGGAAGACCTTCAGGAGGGTCTCAGCCCTGTACATGAGGTTCTCGCTGAAGGTGCTGAACCCAGCCGACTCATGCCCTGTTTGGGCGATGAATGATGCCAAGCGGTAGGGTGTGTTGATTTGATAGTTGAGTGAAACAGTGGCCAGAGCCTTTGACAGACCATCTGGATTGGCGCACTTCGGAAACAACCCCTTAATCGTTTGTGGACTTGGAATTTGCATCGCTGTTCACCTTCTCCCTTACTTCGTTGTAGAATTTGTCGTAGCCTTCGAGGGCGACACGACAGGTTTGGTAGTGCTCAGAGGCTGCGTTGTACTTGCGGATGAGCTCAGCATGGGTAACGTCGCCGGCAACGCTGGCCTGAGATTGGCAGGTGCTTGTGGAAGGGTCGCATGCAAGACTGGCGGCGTTGTAGAGCAACACGAAGCTAGGCTCAAGCACATCATGAGCATGAGGATCAAGCGTGACATATTCAATTTCCTTCTTGACAATGGTTTTATAAATGGTGCGGACTTGTTCTTGGGTGTGTTGTACCTCTGTAGCCGTCTTGTCTGCCACAGATTGAAGCTCAGCTGTCTTCTTGGCGACATAGACCAATCCCTGGGTCTGGCGTACCATGTCACGCTCTTGTTGGTACTCGATGCCCTTCACGAAGCCAGTGGCACCGGCCGCAGCGATCAAAGCAGCGATGATGAGCCAACGTTGGATAAATGCTGGAATCATGTTATTTCTTTCCCAAAAGGTAGATGAGGCTGTTGGCGTAACCCAGAGCCTGGCCTGTGATGCCTGTGTTGACCCCGGAGGCATTGATGTCCCTGATGATGTTCAGGATCAACTTCTGTCCCATGGCCTTGTTGAGCGTCCCGTTCTCGATCTGTTGCTTGACGCGCTCAATGTTCTTGTAGATGTCAATCAAGAACAGGTGGGTGTTGGCGTTGTACGGCGCAGGAGGGAGGGATGAGGCGGTCAGACTTGCCCTTCCAGTGTCTTGAGCCCAAACAGGCAAACTGTTGTTCTTGTTGGCATCCAGAGTCACATTGAACACACGGCGGAAGGTGAACGTGACTTGGAACAGCAAGACAGCGTTTTCTTGTTCAGCGTTCAACGGCAACTCTGTGATTGTGGTTGGATACGCCTCTTCAAGCCCAACGTGGTAGGTGTGATGGCCTGCGTTGTCCTGGGTGTAGATATCCAGATTGGGACAGACATAGTCATCGTAGTAAGCGACCGTCTTGTTGTCCCTGAAGATGACGGAGCGCCATGTATCAAACAGCTTGCGTTCAGCCATGTCGCCAGAGCAGCGGAATGTGATGTTCAACTCCCCGTTGTTCTGTCCATCAGCAATCTTGCGATGAACTCCCACGTTTTGTTCTGTGGATTGGATGTTCGCTCCCGGAGAGCTGACGTCCACAGCCATGAGGGCCAGTGTTTTAGCCATTGCTATGCTGTCGCGGTTGGTACCCTCAGCAATCCTGTCGCCGTTGGGAACAGGCGCAGTCGTCAGCTCGGCTCCGGTCTCGTTGAACTTGTTGATCACGGCGGTTGGGATGTTCATGCTGACAATGAAGCGATTGCTGCGTTGGAGACCACGCTGGCGTACATGGGTCAGAAAGTCCTTGATGGTAAGCATTTTCTTTCCTCTGTTAAGTAGTGTATACGTGATACTATTTAGGGAGCAGACATGCCCGCTACAACAAAAAACCAAGACAAGGCGCGGAAGGGTGATGACATCTTCACCTCACCGGAAGTTGTCAGCAAGTTTTGGGACAAGTTCAGGCTGACCCATCCAGCTGACTTCGAGCGACATGGCAAGGATTCCTTGGCTTGGTTCCGCAAGGAAGTCTCCAAGAACTTCAACCCAAAAGCGACAGACATTCTGTCGAGACCTGAGAGCTACAACGCATTCGAGCCAAGAGCCACTCAAGGCATGATTGGCAAGCTGTACTTGTATGAATATGAGGCAGAGCAAGCAGGTGATGCTGAACTCCAAGTGTATGACCGCTTCCCTATGGTGTTCTTCTTCAACTCCGGGCGCTCGAAGGAAGGCAAGTTGTTGCTGTGGGGATTAAACATGCACTATCTGGCCCCGGCGCAACGCGCCGCTATGTATGAAAAGTTGATGAAGTTCAAGGCGGCGAAGGGTTGGTCAGCTCAAGTCAAGCTGAAGCTTCAGTGGGCGCTGATTAAAGAGGCCGCAGGTGTCCTCGCAGAGCGTGCTGTCCACGCGTACAGGGTAGATCGGTTCAAGTCCAGGCTGGTGGAAATTCCGTCAGCAGATTGGATAATCGCGGTCTTTTTGCAAGTTCAGAAGTGGAAACACATCGAAGGTCACAAGACCGCCCGTCAGAGCGACACCCGCAAGAACATCTACGCCAAGGCCAAACCGGCTCCGAAGCGCAGACGCAGAGTGTGATAACAAAGAGCCCAGACTTGATCTGGGCTCTGTTTTATGGAGGTTGCCATGCGCGGCTCTAATTTCGTACAGGGTAAGTACAGGCCCGTTAATCCACACAAGTACATTGGCGATGTGAACAACATTGTGTATCGATCATCTTGGGAGTTGGCTGCATTCAGATGGTTTGACGACACCCCAGAGATTTTGAAGTGGGGTAGCGAGGAGTTGATCATCCCCTACATCAGTCAGGTTGACGGTCGCAAGCACAGGTACTTCACGGATGCAATTCTGTTCGTGAAGACTCCGACCGGGATCAGGAAGAAGATCATTGAGATCAAGCCATACAGTCAAACCAAGAAGCCCACACGCGGGAAGAACCAGAAGGATGCGAGCTGGGCTGAGGATGTCAGGACTTGGCTGACCAATGAATCGAAGTGGGTGGCGGCGCGGGCATATGCTGACGCCAATGACGCTGACTTTGTGATTCTGACAGAGCGTGAGATTTTCCCAAACCAACACTCACTGAAGCGCTACCAGCAGCCCAAAAAGAAGGTTGGACAGTAAATGAAAAAGCCCCTGGGATCGTTCCCAGGGGCATTTTGTTTACAGCTTGATGACCTTGATGTAAGGCCATTGTTTGACTCGGACGCTAATGTGGGTGTAACCACCGTTCTTGAACATATCAGAGTCTCGCTTGGTGATATGTGCTCCTGGTTGACCTCCGTTGTATATCATGAAAGTCTTGCCTCCATCCCAATCCATCTGGACCTCATCAGGCTTGTCGTAGTCTCGCCCTTCAGCCCACTCAATACAAGTTGCATATTACCTCCAGTTGTTGAGCCCCTTTCGGGGCTTGATCAAACTTCCTTGGCGTAGCAATCAGCATACGCCAGGGCGTCATTGAATTCCTTCAGGGTCTGCGGCTCCTTCGACAGTGGGCCTTCTTCAGACTTCACGGACAACCACGCTGCGTTCAGGTTGTCGTAGGTGCCCACCAGGACGCCGTTGTGATTGTGCATGCCGATCTTCTTGGTTGCGGCAACTGGGGCGGTCGGAGCCGGGGTGATTGGGGCTGCGTCCTTCAGACGTTTCCACTTGATCGAGGTGGCTGCTACAGTGATCTGATGTTGCTCAACACCGATCTGGATCACAACGCCGAACGGACGCTTGGTGGTCTTCACCAGATTCCAGCCCTCTGGGAACTCATTGGCGATGCGTGCGCCGTATTCGTTGATGTCCTCATACTCAGACTCATCCTGCCAGCGACCGTACAGCATACCCAGCAGGTCGGAATGTTTGTTCACAAACGCTTCGATCAGTTTGGTGTTAGGAGCCACGACAATCGGGTTGTGTGGAGTAGGAGTCACCGGGGCTACAGGAGCAGTTTTCACAGGAGCCTTGACTACTGGGGCTGGAGCAACAACGCCGTCACGCTCCCACACCTTCACGCTCCACTCGGAGACCCATGGGTCATACTCGCCGCCTTCATAGGCGATCAGGGAGGCGGCATAGTCATAGCCACCTTCCACATAGATTTCAGAGACAGCAGGGTGCTTCTCCAGTACCAGGGCGATCAGCGCATCCAGACCCTTCTTGGTTTCCCATTCGGTGTTAGCCACGCTCTCATCACGCGGGGAGCAGCGGCCTTCCTTGCCTACAGTCAGAGTCCAGGCACCACGGGACTGATACCAGCCGCCTTTGGCTTCGATCTTTTGCTTGGCTTCAACCAGAGCGGCTGCGCGAGCTGCGGAGATTGCATTTGCCATTTCGGTGTGAGTTTTGAACAGTTTCATGATGTAGTTGCCTTTCAGGGTTGAGTTGAGTTTCGCTACCAATGAAGAGAATCATACGCCACATTATTGAGAAAGTAAAGTGGTTTCGTAAAATATTTTCGCCCAAAGAAAAAGCGCCCCGGAGGGCGCTTCATCAATAAGCTGGAGCTGGGCGGTGAACTCCGAAGTACAGTGGGTTATCTTCAGGCTTAGACTGCCAGGCGTCACACGGATGATTACCAACGATCCAGTTGCTCAGCTTGATCTTGTCGCGGTTGCGATTCACCAGCTTCTGAAACTTC